TCTTGATCACATGGGTAGAAGACCTGTCACGGTTCAGTATCCATATGAAAAACTTATACCATCAGAAAGATATCGTGGTCGCATACACTATGAGTTTGATAAGTGTATAGCATGTGAGGTATGTGTAAGAGTATGCCCTATCAATCTACCAGTCGTTGACTGGGTGATGAACAAACAGACAAAGAAAAAAGAGTTACGTAATTATTCTATTGACTTTGGTGCTTGCATTTTCTGTGGAAATTGTGTAGAATACTGTCCAACGAATTGTTTATCAATGACGGAGGAATATGAATTATCAGTATTCGACAGACATCAACTCAACTATGATAATGTCGCTCTTGGACGATTGCCCACTAATGTTACAAGTGATCCCAATGTTAGGTCACTTCGTGAACTTACATATCTCCCCAAAGGTGAGATGGATCCCCACACAGTAGATCCCTCAGATCCTAGAATGGGTATTGACTGGTTGATAGAAAAATGATATCAGTTCATCAACATTGGGATCCATTGAAAGTATGTGCGGTTGGTAGATGTTATCCACCAAACTTTTTTTCTAGGATAAAAAATAGTAAAGTTCGTAATGCAATGGAGAAGATTGCAATCGAGACTGAAGAAGATTATCAGAAACTAATAAGCAAATTAGAAGAGTTTGATGTCACTGTTTTGAGAACAGATATAAGTGATGATCCAGAGGTATATGTAAAGGACAAAATAGAACAACCTAAAGGTCAAGGACATGTGACAAAGTATCCTCCCATGTTTCCAAGAGATTATACTGCTATGATAGGTGGCACATTCTACATGCCATCAAGAAACTATGGGCAGAACATTGATGTGGCAAAAATATACGAAAGATTATGCAACTCACAGATGTCAGATTTGACTTATCGTGAGAAACTTATGGCAAAAATGTTAGAGGATATACTGGAACCTGAGAAAAATTTGTCAACATCCATGTCATTGTTTAAGTTTCGCACTCAAAAGAAATATCACATAAGAGAAAAAATTTTAACAGGTATAGATTTTGACAAAATAAGAGATGAGATAATAAAAGCAGAGACCATGCAGATAGGTTCACCTAACAAGTGCCCTAATCATGGTGAATTTTATCCTTATGCTACGATAGAGAAGTGGATGAAGGATAATAATGTACCAATCATGTATGATCAGTACATAAACTCTGCTACTATGTTCAGAATTGGTAAAGATTTGTATTTTAGTTTCTGTCATGTCATCAATAAACTCAATCAAAAAAGTTTCGATGACAAATTAAAACGTCTATTCCCAGACTATCGTATAAATTACCTTGCTAACACAGGACATAGTGATGGTAGTACCTGTGTAGTCAAACCAGGTCTTGTAGTTTCACTAAAAGGCACAGAAGATTGTAATAAATTGTTCCCTGACTGGGACATATGTAGTATAACAGGGGAATCTTGGGATAAAGTCGATGGTTTTCTTAAGATGAAGGAGAAGAATAGAGGAAAATACTTCGTTGCAGGGGAGGAAGACAACGATGACCTGATAGAATACATGGATAGTTGGTTATCACACTGGCAAGTATACGTTGAGGAGTCAGTTTTTGATGTAAACATGCTAGTTATTGATGAAAAGAACATCATATGCAATGGTTATAACGAGAAAGTGTTCAAATATTTTGAAAAACATGGTGTTACTCCACACATTGTAAATATGAGACATAGATACTTCTGGGATGGAGGTCTACATTGCGTAACCTCAGACTTATCTCGTGAAGGAGAGCGAAAAGACTACTTCCCTGACAGAAATTACGTTTCAGATCTTATAGCATGAAGGATTTACTCCAAGATTGGTTTGATTTTTTACAAAAACCGAACAAATCATTTGATAATATGCCACCTTGTCCCTTTGCTAAGTCGGCATTCCAAAGAAAGAAGATAGAGATAGTAGAATACAAGAATATGCTCACAGTTATAGAGTATATGATGAAACCATGGGAGAAGGAGGTGGTTATATTTGTTATGCAGGACTACGGTGCAGCATATTTGCAGTGGTTAGCAATCAAATTAGGTATCATGTACCCCGATTTTATATTCTTAGAGGATCATCCCGACCTAGAAGAGAATATTAACGGTCAAATTATGAATAGTGGTAAAGTATTGCTGCTAGTACAGGAAAGAAAGGAGTTAGAGGACGCAAGAAGGGACTTGATGAAGACAAAATATTACGATAAGTGGACGTTGGAACTCAAACAAAGGATATTCAACAGGTAAATATATGTTATACTAAGTTTTTATGGAGGAACTGGTGTCTGAAGGAGTATCTGATCTTTGGGATGATATGGGCACACTAAACTCATTGTATAGTGAAATGTGTTGGAAAAATGATGAACCTATTGAGTTTATCCCTGACTACGAGAACGATTGTATTATTATTAGGCGAAAAAAATGGAACTAAAAGACTGGTTGAAGTCTATCAACGAGACTAAAACCAATCTTATTGATAATGACTCTACACTTGAACCAAAATACTTACCATATATCGTGAACAGATGTATGTCTGGTCAGATAGACACTTTGATGTTTGCAAATGAGATGAACATCAGTAATCATCTAGATAACAAGTTACAATACGATTTTTTACTATATACTTTGAGGAAAAAGAAGAGATTTTCTCCTTGGATGAGAAAAGATGAACTGTCTAACCTTAGTATTGTGAAGGAATACTACGGGTACAGTGATGAAAAAGCAAGACAAGTTCTACCTCTACTTACCGAAGACCAACTCAACATTATTACACGACGGTTGAATACCGGAGGATTGAAATGACTTTTGAAAACAATTTTGCTTGGTCTCCTGACAAAATGGTTGAGATAATACTCAAAGAACCTGATGATTTTCTAAAGGTTCGTGAGACTCTCACCAGAATTGGAGTGGCATCAAGAAAAGAGAAGAAATTATACCAGTCATGCCACATATTACATAAGCAAGGTAGGTATTACATAGTGCACTTCAAGGAATTGTTTGCTTTAGATGGTAAACATGCTAACTTGACAGAGAATGATGTACAAAGACGTAATAGAATTATCAGATTACTTGTAGATTGGGGTTTAGTAGGCATATCTGACTCTGGATTAGAGTCAATATCTAATATGTCATCATTGAATCAAATCAAAGTTATCTCATTTAAGAATAAAAAAGATTGGGTGCTAGAAACAAAATATAATATTGGTAAGAAGAAAACCACAACGGGTGAGTAAACCAAAACTTATAATTTGTGCAGGGACAGGGTGGTCTGCCACTAGATCCCTTATGTTTTCATTGGAGGGATATAATCATGGGTTGTGTAAAGAGGATCATATATTGTATGGATTATCTCTAAAGTCTAATAAAAGAAAATATGATAATTTTATCAATGATTTGATGACTATTGATAGAGAAAAAACATATAGATTCACTCATCAAGGTCAGACAGTAGAGAAATATATTGATCTATATCTTAGAAATTCTGTTGATCATAAAGGGGTTACTGATTTTACAAATGCTAATCAAATACTAAATCCATTTTTCCTCAAGAGAATAAGATCAAGATTACATGATGCATTTGATGTCAAGGTAGTGATGATCTTTAGAGATCCTGTTAGGAGATTGTTTTCAGAGGTCTCTGCATTCTATAATAATAAGTGGGTAGAAACTGATAGTACATCATGTAGAGATTACTTTATGAAAGTATTGCGTGAGGGGAGTGCTACATGTTCAGAGAAATATACTTTATATTATAACAACTGGAAAAATTCAGGGTATAATATACATCCTATAAAGATGGAAAGAATTTACTCAGGTGATAAAAGAGATCTTGAAAAATTTTTAGGACATTCTATAGACTTATATCCTACAGCATACTACCCAGAAAGAGGAGTTGATGCTCCTTTATTAGAGGGTATGAAATGTCAGAAGTCAGATACTGAAATTTTATCTAAAGAAGACTATCAATATGCTAGAGGCATTCTCAACCACGAATACCAAGGTTTTTATAATCATATCTGAACATAACATAGGTAAAACTAAAACAACTACTAAATAAAAACGTCACCATTCGTGCGTGACACGCTACATACGGATATACGCTACCGAAAAAGGGGGTTTCCACGACCCCCTTTTTCATGTCTGGTCATATAATTAGTATTGTCGCCTACGGGGACATTACAATTAGACGCTTTAGGAGGTCACCATGTTCGGAAACGGATCTATAACTTTGTCTGTGCCTGACACACAGAAGTATCTTGAGAAGATACAAAGAAACATGATTGGATTTGATGATTGGTTCAATGAGTTCGATCAACACTTCGCAAACACAAACTACCCACCTTATAATAGTATAAAGGTATCAGAAAACCAATATAGGTTGGAAGTAGCACTAGCAGGATTCAAGAAAGACAACATCAAAGTCTTCACACAGGAAGGCAAACTTACAATAGAAGGTAAGAAAGAGGATGGTGTTGCACATGACTATGTTCATAAAGGATTAGCACAAAGAGCATTTACTCGTACTTGGGCATTACCTGAGGAACTTGTTATTGAGAGTGTAAAATTTGAAGATGGTCTATTGTTAGTAGACATCAAGAAGGTTTTACCAGAATCACAACAACGTAAAGACTGGCTCTAAATAATACTACAACACGGTAGTATTGAGTGTACAAGAAAGTCTTACATCATATAAAAGCGTCAGATCTACGGGAAACCGCAGGTCTGACTTTGCGTTTTAGGGACGAATTGAATGATAAGTTCTGGGTAAATGGTGCTTTGAGACCTCAAGTTCGTAAATCTATTATGAACTTTGCCAAAGCATTTGCTGACTACGTAGATCTGAATGACAGAGCAGTAGTTGATGTGCTTATGTTAGGTGGTAATGCAGGATATAATTATACAAAATATTCTGATATAGATGTTCATCTAGTGGTAGATACAAACTATATTCCTCAGTGTGACCCATTATTTCTTGATGATTA